ATACCATAGTGACGACCGCCATTAAAGTTAAGTCCACCTGTGTAGCGTCCAAATCTTTGCCAGATTGGATATTCAAATAGATAGCTTCCATCGCCTCCACCACCGAAATCTTCAAACCACGATTTTACTTTGTCTACTAATTTCTTTTTGAGCAATGAGTATGCGCCTTTAGCTATTTTTACTGTAGCGTTAGCTCCGCCTCCAAAATTAATATTTAAACCTGACATTACTTTATTTACTAGTTTCCCTGGATGTTGTACGTAATCCCACACATCGCCGATTTTATCGCCTAACCAAGATGCACCATCTTTGATTTTATCGCCTGCTGCTTCAACCATTTCTTCTGCACCTTTTTTGATATTATGCGCTGTGTTTTTAGCTGTAGCTCCAAATTCTCCTGCTTTTTTACCTATATTACCTTTAAGTTGGTCTAGCCAATCTTTCTTTTTCGTACCTCCATGAAACTTTGGTAAAACACCCATACGCTGTAACTTCAGAGTGTCATTAGCATTTATTACGCTATCCCCAACTCCTAGTGGAACAACCACATCTCGTCCTTGGGGTGCATGGAATGTTCCGTCAGCCCTGTGAATTACTTCTTGAACTCCACCACCTGGGGCGTTTCCAGAACCTCTATCATTTAATACAGCAAATGTCGGTTGCGTTAATGCTCCCGAATTATCGGTAGCTACACCCTTTCCTGCTAAAGTACCAGTAGACAATGTAGGTATTGGCTTGATGAGATTTTTATCAGTAATGGCTTTAGATATTTTATTAATACCGCCAATCATGCTATTCAAACCGCCAATAGCTTTATTAGCAACATTTTTACCTAAATCAGCCGCAGCTCTTCCCATGTCTTTACCAATATCTCTAATCCAATCATATGTTTTGGATAGCCATTTTCTAAAACCATTAAATACTGATTTAGCGTTAGACCATGCCGAACTTGAAATTGCATCAAAACGATCGTGGGCTCTTGAATACATATCCCCAGTCCAATCTTTTAAAGATTTGTATGAGTTACTAAACCATTTCGATGTTCCTTTCCAAACGGATTTTGCATTCGACCAAGCTGTACTAGAAATATTATCCCATTTCGCGCGAGATTTATTAGCCATATCCGTTAGCCAGCCCTTTGCACTTTTATATGCATTGCTAAACCATTTTGATGTGCCTCTCCAAATAGATTTTGAATGCGCCCAAGCTTTATCTGAAGCATCTGAATACTTTTGCTTAGTTTGATTGTAAATACTTCCTGTTGTCGATTTAACAGATTGCCAAGCTTTTCCAAACCATTTACCAGTACTATTAGCTATAGCCTTAGTGTGGTATCCTACAGAACTTTTGGCTGAGCTCCAACCTGAACTTAATTTGCTTGGAATCCCTTTGATTCCGCTCCACATTTTTTTCATTTCGCCGCCAAAATGATTAGCATTTCTGCCCATTTTACTAAAGGCTTCGCCAGTTTTACTTTTTACGCCGTCCCAAGCATTTCCAAACCATTTCTTTATATTTTCTCTGTTTCTACGAGCTGTTTCTTCTTGTTCTTTAGCGTATTTATCGCTTTTTTTCTTTTGGTCTTCTCTAAAGTTAGACCACCAACTTTTAAGGCCATTCCACCACTTTTCAGTATTTTTATATACACGTCCACTGGATAAATCCATTTCTTTATCAATATCTTTATTTTGCTTTTTAACAACATCTACTACAGCATCTTTTTTAGATTTTGCTTTTCTTACTTCATCTTTATGTCTTTGATCAGCAATAGCTAACAATTTATCTTTTTCAGACTTAGAAAGGTTGACGTTATTTTTTATAGCAATGACATCATCTTCATATTGCTTGTCCACTTCTTTTTTTCTTGCTTTTCTTGCTTTTTCTGCTTCTTTAATTGCTTTGCTCGCTTCGTCTATTGAATAAGCATTTCTGTTTCTTTGCATTCTTACTAAAATACGCTCTTGCTCTTTTTCAGTCTTACTCAATTCTTTAACAGTGATATCACGTCTTTGATTTTCAAGCTTTTCAATTTCTTTTCTTTCATTTTCTGAAATCTGACCATCACTCAAAGCTTTTTCTTTCAATTCTTTGATTTTCTGATTGAGTTCTTGCTCTTTTTTAATTCGCAAGTCATTTTTTTCTTTAGTTCGAGTTAAAATGTTTTGCTTTTCTTGTTCATCGAATGCACTATACTTATCAATAAGTTCTTGAGTTTTTTCGAGTTCCTTTTTATTTCTTTTTTCTATTTCAGCTATAAGGTTATTAGATAAATCCGTTTCAATTTTCAAAAGTTTTTTTGCTTTGTCTTCTGATATCTGACCCGAGTTTAAACGTACTTTTTCCATGATTCTGCTATTTTCTTCAGAATAATGCACATATTTTTCTAAAGCTTTTTCTGTTTCTTTTGAAACACCTTTCCCTAACACTTTTACAGTATCAGACGCTTTTTTAGAAGCTGTGCCCATGGTTTGCATAAATCCTTTAAACTTGTTGACTCCTACTTTGAGAAGGTCATCGTCGCTTAATGATTTATAACCATCTTTCATATCTTTTGAAAACTTTTCTTTGAAGCTTTTGCCGATACTTCCAAGATAGTTTTTAAACTCTCCTAGCTTTCTAACAGCGCCGCCAATAATTTTACCACCAAAAAACTTTATAGTTTCTCCTAAACCGTTAATACCGTTTCTGAACCATTCCACACGATCATATGCGGTTTTAAAAACTTTATACGCAATTGTAATAGCAGTTATTGTAGCACCTATAGGTCCTGTTAAAAACCTTAAGGCTACACCCGCAAATCTTGCGCCTCCACTTACTGCAAATAAAGATTTTTCAGCTAATCCTAAACCGTTTTTCAAAAGTTTGAACGGTAAAATTGCTAGCTTTGCAGAATTTTTCAAAACATTTATAGGTTTTAAATTAAACATCATAGCTCCGGCTAACCCTTTAAAGCCTTTTGACGTTTTTCCTGTTGTAGAACCAAGAAATAATGTTTGAAGACCTAAAGATTTCATTGCTTTTGAATTAGTATTTGAAAGGATTGTATTTTCAGCAATACGTCTATTTAATGACGCATATCCTTTAGCAGCACTTCCAACTGTACGTATTAATAACCCTCCAGCAAGAACTGCAGGTCCAATTGCTGCACCAAAAAGTGCTAATCCTACTGAAGCTTTTCTAACCCAACCAGGGAGATGTGTAAATCCATCAACTAATTTTGTTAAACCTTCCGCTCCTGCTCTAATCATAGGCGTTAAATCTTTACCGACTTCGATTGCTAATGATTCAAAAGCGCCACCTAATTGTTCCAGAGCGCCTTTGAGATTATCTTTCATCAAATCTGCTGCTTTTTTACTTTCGCCATTGGAATTCTTTAAGGATTTACTATAGCTATTAATTTTATCTGGTCCCGCTTCAATCAAGGCTAAAAATCCACTTGCTGCTTCAGTACCAACTATTGTAGCCACTGTAGCTAGTTTTTGTTCTCTCGTCATGCCTTTCATATTATCTTGGAACTGTCTAATCAATTCACCCATGCCAACAAATTGACCTTTAGCATCAGACAAATGAATACCTAATTTTTTCATTTCCTTAGCTGTATTTTTACTTGGATTAGCTAGCCTGATAAATGAAGCTCTTAGGGCAGTACCTGCTTGAGAACCCTCTAAACCTGAGTTAGATAAAACTTCAATTGCTGCGGAAGTGTCCTCTATTGAAACTCCTAATGCTTTTGCAGGAGTACCAGCATACTTCAATGCATCTCCCATGTACTGAATATCTGCAGCACTATCATTTGCTGATCTCGCAAGTAAATCAGCAACATGATTTGCATCAGATGCTTTTAAACCGAAAGAGTTAATCGCTGAAGCCATTACAGTTGCAGTTGTAGCCATTTCTGCACCACTTGCTTCTGCTGCACTGATAACACCTGGCATAGCCTCCATTGTTTGTTTGGCATTAAAGCCTAAAGCTGCCAATTCTTCCATACCTTTAGCAACTTCGTTAGCACTTTTACTGGTTTTAGCTCCTAAGTCAACTGCTTGATTAGACATGCTTTTCAAGTCTTTACTGCTTGCTTGCGCAATCGCTCCAACTCGAGACATTTGGCCTTCAAAGTCTGCACTTGTTTTTAATGCTGCACCTAACCCTAAAGTAATTGGTGTAGATACGCCCATCGTCATTGTACGTCCCAGGGAAGTCATTTTGTCTCCAATAGAACTAAATTTCTTTGACATGACATCCGCTTGACTTGCAAGTTTACCGAAATGACTTTGAGCTATCATTTGTTCTTTATTAAAAGTCTTCATTTCGGATGAAGCTTTATCTATTGAACGCTCCAAATTATTTAAAGCAGCTTTTTCTTTATTAACAGCTGTTTCAGCTTTTGCGACATTAGCGCTATGATTCTTAATAGTATTGTTTAAATCATTAAATTCTTTTTCTGTTTGCTTTAATTTAGTATTAGTTTTAGCGTAAGAACTTTCAATTTTATCATTTGATTTTGAAAGATTGTCATTTTGCACTTTTAGTTTTTGAACTTGATTGCCTTCTTGTTTATATTGTTCAACAAGTGCTTTATGCTTAGCGGACTGCTTCTGTACTGCGTCACTTGCTCTTTTTAGTTGTGCAGTAGTAGCTTGGTTACTATTCTTAAGCTTTTGTTCTGCATCTCTCAACTGTTTAAGTTTTTGATACGCATCTTGTTTACGTTGATTTGTACGTTTATATTGATTTTCAGCTTTTTTAAGTTCTGTATTCGATGATTTTAAGGCTTCTTTAGATTTATCAAGAGCTAATTTTTCTTTTTTATTGGCTTCTACTAACTTTAAATATGCTTTCTCAACATCTTTTACACTGGATTTAGCTTTTTGGTAATTAGCGTTAACTTGTTTAAGCTCATCTTCTACTTGAGAATACATCTTTTTTTGAACTTTAAGCCTATCATTTAACCCCTTAATTCTCGCCTGATATTTTTCCATTGATTTTTCAGACTTATCAAATGCTGACAGATTAGCTTTCATTTCACTATTAACAACACCTAATTGTCGCTTTAAACCTTTCATGCCTTCTTGGACACCTAAATGGTCTAATTTCAGCTCCAAGGTCATGCCTTCTACTTTTTCATTCATATTAACCTCCTTTCTAGCTTCCAAAAAGTTTTCTTAAATCCGTACCTGTAATGACTTTTTGTTCACTTTGTTTTTCTTCAGTCTCTTCTTTATTCTCTTCATTAAGTATTTCTAAAAGTTTTACATACGGCTGTTTTCTGACTTCAGTTAATGTCCACCCATACTGCTCCATACAGAAACGTTGTATTTTCTTAATGTTCGATAAAATGTCTTTTATTGAGATTGTTCTTCTGTCTTTCCCATCTCTTCTGGTTCAGTTTCTGAATCTTCTTCATCTTCACCATTGATTTCTCGAAATATATCTTGTAAGGCTTTTGTATAAGTTTTAGTACTCATCTTGTTCAGAACATCTTCTTCAGTCAATCCTTCATCTTTAAATAAATCTACTAATAACTGTCGCTCTTTTTGTCTCATTTTTGTTGCGTTAGGTGCTTCTTTTTTATTCTCTTGATTTACTAATTCTAAATACTCATAGCATTTTTCTGCTTCGCCCATTGTTACATCTTCTTTTGTATAGCTCTCTGTTTTTCCTGTTTTACGATCTTTAATTTCAAATTTAATCATTGTATTAGCTCCTTTTATTCAAATAAAAAAGACGCAGATATACTGCGCCTTAAATCCCTATCCGTTTGTTACTGTCACTGAAATTTGTCCTGACTTATCGCTTCCATCAGTAGACATAGCAGTGATTACTGAAGTACCTTCAGCTACACCGTGAATTGCTCCTGTATTTTCATCTACAGTAACAAATTCTGGATGTTCACTTGTATATTTCAATATTTTATTCGTTGCTGTGCTTGGTGCAATGTTTGGCTCAACATTGTCATCGGTATTTACCATAATTGATTTAGTTTCTGGTGTAAATGATACGCCTGAGACTAGAATTGGATTGGTTTTGAATTGAGGTACATCAACTTTACTAGATTCTTTACCATTTTCTTCCCATGCCACTTGGTAAGTACCTTTTGGATAAGTTGTATCCGCTTCTAAATTAGATAAAGTTACTGACACTTTGCCTTCACCTTGTTCAGAAGCTACGACGTCGTCTCCTTTATAAACCTTTAAAGTTTTAGTCATAAATTATTCTCCTTTGATTTATTTTGAAAGCCCCTATTCTGCTGAAACTGTTGCAGATTTTGAATTAACTGCTACTTCAACATTTTGGGGATTAGCTGGGTAACGAACCTGCAGAATCCTCTGAATGATCTTCACTGTCCGTGTATCCAACGAATACTTTTTTGAAGAATTCTGCTTCTCCTTCTTTACCTTCATGATAACCGTATACAATACCTTGTGACGTTCCATCAACATCAACTTTTCTATTCATCCAGTCACCTGTTAATTTTGTAGGTTCTGGGGCTTCTGCTTTTTCTCCTCGTGTTTTAAATTCAATTGAATCCAAGCTAAAAGTACCTTTAAGTAGCGCAACGTACACTGGTTGACCTGTTAAACCATCTTCAGATTCTCCAATAACTGTTACGTATGGTGCTCTTGTATTCTCTCCTACCCAAGATGTACCATTTTTATCTTTAGAACGACCAATAACTGTATTTAGATCTTCACTTGGAATATTAAAAATACTCATGTCAGACTTAACTTCATTAGTACCTTGTTTTTTCATCCAAACACGTTTGTTAGATGCAAACATATCTACTAAATCTGGTGCTAAACCTGTGATATTTAGATCAACTGTACCACCTTTTTCATCTTCCCATGTCATGCGTTTAACTACTTTTGTTGCTTCTGGGTTAAAAACTCCAACGTATAATCTTTTAAAACCTACTTTATAAGAACCTTGTCCTTCTGCCATTGCTTATTTCCTCCTTAAAAATTAAAAAGCACACCTATTCGATGCGCTGATTTTTATAATATATATTTTTTGGTATGCCTTGATAACGTCTCGACATCACATAACGTTTAGTTTCTTCAAAATAAGCATCTAACTGACTAGATGCTTGAATTAAATTTTGTTGATATAACAGATATCTTATTCGTTTTGTTATATCAATTGTTTTCTGATTATTTGAAGATTCTACATCTATTTGAATTAAGTATTCTTCACTAAGATATTTATCAGACATAAAGTCTGAAGGTAAATCATAAATAGGTGTAATAACAACAAAAGGTTTGGAAGTTTCAGCATTTTCAGTGACTTTATAATAGTATATTCTAGAATTTATATATGTTTGGAGCTCTGCATCAGATAATAAAATTTCTTTTATGGTGTTTAATATATTCATTTATCTGGCCAACTCCTTTTTTATAATTTCTCTATACTTCCGTTCATTAGCAGCTAATGTTTTTGCAATAACTCCAAAACCTCTTGGTGTATATTTTTTTCCATCTCTTGTATAACCATGTTCATTCAAGTGAATAATGTTTTTGCGATTCATAGGGCCTACCCATTCAATTAAAACAGCTCTTTCTTGACTTCCTACTTTTGTATAAGGCTTAGATTTAGTCATTTCTTCTATGCTAGCACCCGTATCTTTAAAACTCTCGAATTCTTTCTTTAAAGCCTTTATAAAAAATTCAGATGCTTCATTTAAAGCTCTATCACTCTTAGCTTGCATTGATTGTTTACCGTATACCGATTCTAATTTCTTCAACACTTCAGGTATCCCTTTAATTTCTACACTCATTTTTCTGATAAAACCACTGTATTATAGCCAATATCTGGTGTATCAATTCTTATTTCTTTAATGTTGAATAATTTATCGGAATATAAGCCTCTGTCAATTTTAACTAAGTGATTTGTTTGTGGTAGATATTCAATTTTAGAAGACCTCATAATTATGGTTAGTCCTGACTTTGATTCAGTCGCTTTTAAAATTTCTCTATCTTTCATAGAAGGATTATAAATTTTACAAAAGCAACTATACAATTTCATTTTTTCCTCTTCATCTGGATATGGTCCTTTGTTTATATATTGAAAAAAATACGCGCGATCTTTAAATTCATTAAATTCCATTTAAAAATCACCTACCACTTTTTTAATTTCAAAATCATTTTTTGCAATCCTTTTTCATTAAACACCTTGCTTCTAGATTGGTCATTTGAGTATCCACGACTTTCATAATCTCTTGCAATGATATATTTAATCGCTGTACAAAAAAGCGGGTATTCCAAGTCATCTTTGTCATAATCTGGAACCCCACTTAATAATAATTCAGACTTAGCCGATTGAATGAGACCTTCAATTAAATCATTTTCGAAATTATAGTCAATTCTCAACCACAATTTAATTTCTTCCAAACTCATTTCATCACCCCTATTCGGCTGATATTACAGCTGATTTAGCCTTAGCTGTTACATTAACCTTTTGGGGTTTAGCTGGGTAATGAACCTGTATTTTCTTTTGCTTTTGCAATTCTGAATGCACTGTCTAATGTACGTTGCTGATCATACCATGCTGTTAATACAAACAAATATTCGCCTTTTTTAACATCTTTATCAGTGTCATAAGTTGTTCCATCATAGTTAATTCCAAAATAATTGAAATCTCCCACAATAGGTTTAACTGCTGCATCTGTAAATACTACTGGTTTGCCAAATACTTTTTCTGCTGGTGTGTCAAAGAAATTTGTTGTTCCATTTGAAAGAACACTAATAATTTTGACATAATCTGCATATCGCATATAAATTGTTGCGTTATCACGGTAATCTTCATGTAAATCTGCTAAAGCGTTAATAATAGCATCATACATGTCTGCTCCCTCAACTTCTTTAACAGATCCATTATAAAATGACATGTGTTCTAATCCAGATTTAGGACTTACTGCTAAGGCATCTTTACGCTCTTTAGCTGCTAATCCTGATTGTAGTGCGTTTTCAACCCAGTTTACTAAATCTACATCTGATCCATGAATTACAGTATCTGAAATTGCAGCAAATACTTTGAATTTATTAGTAGTGAACTTGACTGTATCACCTTTTGCTTTTAATTCTTTTGCTGTTTCTACGTCTGTAATGAAATCATCATCGTCTAAAGTGTATGAAACTCTTGGAATCTCTAAACCTTTAATGTTAGTTAGACGAGCTTTTTCACGTAATTGGTTTTTAGCAAATGGTTCTGAAACAATTTCTTTAGAAAGTGTTTTTGGTAAGAGCTTATCTCCACCTGAATCATTTCCTGTTGGTAAAGCGTGTAATAAACGTTGTGCCTCCATTGAAGGTTTTTCAAATTCATTTGGTAAAATCGCGTGACGATAAAACTCTGCCTTAGCTTTAACCATCTTCTCATTATCACTTAAAGATTGATAAGCTTCTCCTTTATCTTTAACTTTCGCTTTTTCTTTCTCTTCAATGTCTTGCACTTGTCTTTCAACAATGTTAAATCTTTGTTGTAAACCTGCTTTTTCTGTTTCTAGTTGTTTGATGTCTTCCATATCAATATTTGGATCTGTTGCTTTCTGACTCAATTCATCATTTTTATTTTTTAATTGTTGTCCAATCATACCTAAGGATTGTTTTAATTCATATAATGTCGGCATTTCATTTCCTCCTAATAATTCATTGTCATTTTTAAAATTTCGCATTCGCGTTTAATTTTTTCTCTTTTTTCTTTTTCTTCTAGTGACATACTTTCTTTAGGTGTTTCAACCAATTCAGATGTATCTACATCATCAATTTTAGTGATTTTGTCTACATCTTTCTTTAAATCTTCTGGGACGTTCTCGAAACGCTTATATTGCTCTTTAGAGATACTAGCAGCTATTTCATTAGCTCCTAAAATTTCATCTATCAAGCCGAAAGACAAGGCTTCTTCTGCAGTAAGCCAAGTTTCTGCATCTAACATCTGTTTTAAGTGTTCTTGATCTAAATCTTTTGCTTTATCTAAATAAGCTGAATTACTAACAGCATCTGTTTTTTCAAGTAAATCCGCTGTCTTTCTTAATTCTTCTGCATTACCTACAGTCATAACCCATGAATTATGAATCATTAAAAAACTATTTTTGTGCATAAAAATAGTGTCCCCACTCATAGCGATAACACTAGCAATTGATGCCGCTAAAGCATCGACATAGATATTAATTTTTGCAGGATGCATTTTTAGCATATTGTATATTGCATGCCCTTCAAATACACTGCCTCCAGATGAATTTATATGAACATCTATTTCACTGATGTCTCCTAGTTCATCTAGTTTATTTTTGAAATCTGTAGCAGTTACATCACTTTCAAACCATTTATCACTTACAATATCACCATAAATAAATATTTCACCTTTACTTTTTGATTTTCTTTTCATTTGAAAATACTTAGCTTTCATTGACATTTTTATCACCACCTTTCAAAGATTTTCTTAATTCAAGTGGCGTGTCAATTGGGTATAAATCACCGCTTATTAGCGGCTTATCTCCACCTTCAACTGGTGGTAAATCCTCCCACTCTCTAATGTCATTTATAGTGTAGTAACCACTACGAACTGCTTTAAAGTACACTTCTGCTTGTGTTGCACTATCAGCCCTTAAATAAGATTTAACGTTAAATTTAAAATACCTATTTTTTTCTCTGTCTGTTTTAGTAAGTAGTTTCCGATTAAATTCTTCTTCATACTGTTTGACGATTGGCAATAAGGTATGCTGCAAGTAAAATCTGTTTAACTCTTCATTTTTCGCGAAATTTGTATTTGATCTTGCATTTAAGAATACTGAGGGCAATTGAAAAACGTTAGCTACTCTTTCTCTTGTTAAATTCTCGCTTGCCACTATATCTTCAGAGACATATTTTTTAGGTAACGGTTCGATTTCAACACCAGGCTCTTGGAATAATATTCCACCGTTTTCTTCATAGTACTGTTTGAAATCTTCTAACACTTGCTGCCTTTTTTCTTTACCTACATTGGAACCATATTTAAGCATGAAAGAATCAGGTTTTTGCATTTCTGTAAGATTAAAGGTTCTTACTGCATTATCAAAATCAGTTGTATTCTTCAACACATCAATCGGACTAATGCCTTGCACCATATTAGATGCCACGATGTGTTTAAAATGCAACATGTCCATATTATGAACAATCAATTTATTTCCAGTTGCAGCATGAATGGAATAATAAAGTTCACGTGATTGGTTTTCAATTAACATTTCAACAACATCTGGATTTAATAAGAAAAGCTTTGATGGTTGATGATAGATGTCTCGTTCAATTAGCACATATGCATTACCTTTTTCATTTCTGATTGTTTCAATTTGATTAATAAAATCAAAACTGCTCAGAGAATTATTCGGTGACACTGTAAGTAAATCAGATACTTCTGTATTAACTACTTTATAATCTTCATACATTTTCAAGGGCAAACTAGCCATCGAATTAGATAACTTTGTAATAGCTGAAAATATCGTTTCATTAGTTTCAAGCGTATTATTAATTACACCCCAAAAAGATCTATTTTTCCATGGGCTAAAGTCATAAAGCTTAGAAGTTGACTGATCAATCCAATTGTCTATCAATTTTTTCTTTATGCGTGTGACAATATTCTCTTTTGCGATAACATTCACCTCCTTAACGCATTATGTCTTTAATACTAATAAACTCTATGTTTCCTTCACCACTATCAGAAACAACTTTATTCATAATATCTGTATATGTGTTTAAAAATGCTGCAAAGCCATCTATTTTACGATATCTGCTTTGCTTAGACGGCAACCAGTTTCCGTTTCTGTCTAGTTTCAACTGAACATTATTGATATACCATTTCATTAAAGGATTATTATTAAATATTATTTTCCCATCTAAAAACATTTCTTTTAAATCCTTCAATGCAGGGCTCAAGGTCAAAGCTCCTTGTCTTGTTTCTTCCGTTTCAAACCCGTAATTTTTTAACTCTTGATTTAGTTTGAATGCGTTCGCTCTATCATAAGTAATTTTTTCTACTACATAATGCTCATTCATCTTAATTATCCAATTTAAAACATCTTGGTAGTCAATATAAGGCTTATCTTGCACTGTTAATAAGCCATCTTCTTCCCATTCTCTATAGGGTATTTTTTCGTTAGAATATTCAACTTTGTGCTTAGGAATCCATGAATGCGATAAAACTGCAACTTTACCATTATCTAACGCAAAAGTAGCACACGCGGCTGTAAAGTCCTCTGTTTCTGATAAATCATAACCAATCGTGCACGGTCTGCCTTCCAGCTCTTCTAAAGAAACAATTTCATTATTTTTTTGGAGTGTTGGGTAATCAATAAAACTCATCTCGTCATTATTAGCAAAGATATTAAACCTTTTGGTTATAAAATCTCCACGTTCAGCTGGTGTTCTCTTAGCTTTTTCCCACTCTTCTTTCATCTCATCTAAATTTATAGAGACACCTAAGTTGGGATTTGCTTTTATCCAGTTCGACGAATCATTAATATCATCGTCATCATCCAAAGATGCTAAATAATAAAAAGTTCTTTCGTCTTCTATGATTTGATCTAAGGTGTCTCTTCCCGCTTCTACCATATCAACAAGTGGACCATCTAATTGATACCCTGCTGTCGTAATGTAGATGAGAAGAGGTTGTAACCTTGCAGCTCTTGAGTTTTTTATAACTGAAATCAATTTATAGTCTTTAAATTCATGAATTTCATCAAAAATCCCCATGTGTGTATTCAATCCATCTAACTTATCGCTATCTGATGCTTGGGGCATAATTTTTGATATCGTTGCGTCATAATGGATTTCATCTCTTAATGTTCTGAAATTTTTATCAAGCTTTGGGCTAGCTTTAATCATCGCCTTAGATTCATCAAATAGAATCCTAGCTTGTTTCATTACGTTTGCTAACAAATGAATTTCTGCACCATTTTCTCCATCTTGAGAAACAGCATAGTTAGCAACACCAGATATAGTAGTTGTTTTACCATTTTTTCGCCCCATAAATATCAAAGCTTCTTTAAACCTGCGCAGTTTTGTTTCTTTATGAACCCAACCAAACAAACTGCCAATAATAAAATGTTGCCATGGTTGTAATACAAGTTGACGTTTAGATCCTTTGGAAGGTTTACAAAACTTTTCTATAAATCGAATAGGACGATGCGCTAATTCTTCATCAAATACCCATTTACCTCCATTTTCTAGATATCTAAGATGTCTCTCACATTCTTTTCTAACATATTTGCTTGTTTTTATTTTCCCTTGAGTGACTTGCTCTGCATACCATGTTGTTAATAGTTTTGGTGAAGGTTCATTTAAAACTTTAATAGTCACCGAATCCACCTTCTTCTTGAACTATCTTTTTTCTTTGTGCTGCAGTTAAACCCATAGACTTGAGTAAGTTATTTAGTGTTTGAACTGTTTTTGTCAGTTCTATGCTTAATGGATTCTTAATAATATTGCTCGCACCAGCCTTGTTTGTATGCTCTATCATTAAATCACTATTTTTAAGTTCATCTCTTAACCGACAATAAAATTCATATGTTTCTATATACAAATTAATTAATATGTCATCAGATTTTTTGTAATCTTCTATATATTCTTTTAGCTGTTTTTTTGTTAACTTCATATAAAGACCCCCTTTCATGAAAAATTTATCCGCGTTGCTAGCGTTTGGGCCTCTCCGGTACCCGGCGAAAAAACATTTTAAGCCGATGGGCAGGGGGGCATAAAATTTTATTTAAATATTTTTTTTATTTAAATTTTTAGAACTCTAATTTTCTTAAGATTACTTTTGTCATTATCATTTGCATGAATTTTGTTATGACAGCTATAACAAACTGACATTAGATTATCTAAGTCTAAAGCTTTGTTAAAATCTTCATCAACATAAATAATGTGATGCACAATCTTTGCATCTGTTATAATATCTTCGCGTAAACACATTTGACAAAGATAATTATCTCTATCTAATGCTATCTCTCTTAACTTCTTCCATGCTTTTGAATGATAGAACCAATCGTATTGATATGACTTACGACCATGCTTATAAATGTTATTGTGCTTGGTCATCTCTTACACCTCTTTGATTGCATAACAAAAGACACACCGCTTAGCGATGCGCCTCATGTATTTATGTCGTATAACTTTCAGATAACTTTATACATCTTTCCGATACTATCATATTACTACAGATTTGTAGGCCTTTTGCACAATCTTTGCACAATGTTATTTGATACCTGCATGATACGCTATCGCTTTAACAAAGTTCTTTCGTATTGTAGTAACTGTATTGCGATGCATGTGACAAGCATCCCCTATTTGTTCTATCTTTAGCTTCTTATCTTTATTCCAATACTTTAACCTTATTACTTTCTTATGATCTTCAGGTAACTTTAAGTACTCACTTTCAACTGCTTCAACCATCTCTTCTAAGTTACGTAACATCTTATTAGTCAATAACCTTGTCGCCATTAACTCAGTTGTTCTAACTGGCTCTCCTTTTTGTAACGGTCCATACACAATGTTGGTGTCTAGTTCTTTCGTTGGGTTAAGTATCTCCATTCTCAATCTATTTATCTCTTTCTTGTTCTCATTTAAATTATATATTTCTGATTCAATATATTTAAATGTTCCTGGCTTGATATCATATATTGTGTTCCCCATGTTAGACCTCCATTACTTATGCTTAGCTATTCTTGCTTTAATAGCTTTCATTAATTCTTCTTGCGTTAGTTCTTTATTTTGTAAAGCTTTATATACTCTTTGATCTATTGTGTTATCGGTCATGATATGATGAATAATAGTCGTATGATTTTGTCCTTGTCTGTATAATCTAGCATTTGCTTGTTGGTATAATTCCAAGGACCATGTAAGTCCAAACCAAACAATAATGTGCCCACCTTGTTGTAAGTTTAATCCATGTCCTGCACTTGCTGGATGTGCTATAAGCAACTTAATGTCTCCACTGTTCCAACGTTCTTTATAGTTTGAATCCTCTAATGTGGTTGCTTCCTTAAACCTTTGAAGTATTCTTTCTTTATCGTGTTTGAAGTTATAAAACAATAGTATTGGTTGGCCTTGAGACTCCTCTATAATTTCCTCTAACTTATCTAACTTCTTATCATGTATAAGTCTTACATCTTCCTCATCTGTATAAACTGCGCCGTTAGATAGTTGAAGTAGTTTCTGACTTAATGATGCCCCATTTTGAGCTACAACTGTTCCTTCTTCTTCCGATTCTAAAATATAGTTTTTTTCTAATTCTTCATATACTTTTCTTTCTTTTTCTGATAAGACTACTGTTTGTTTAGTATCAACTCTGTCAGGCATATCCAGATAATCTTTCGCTTTCATGCTTAAACATATATCTTCTATTTGTTTATATATCTTTTCTTCAGATCCGTCTCTTAGCTCCCACTTAAAAATATGTTCGCTAACTTGATGAGTTGGTTTAAAGTACCTTTCTCGATAACGACTGAATGAAGACTCAAGTCTTTCACCTCTGTCTATCAAATAAACTTGAGCCCATAAATCCTGTAAACTATTTGGACTAGGTGTTCCTGTTAATCCTATAAATCTATTAATGAGTGGTAATTTCTTTTTAATAGATTTAAACCTTTGACTCTTAGGACTTTTAAATGTAGACAGTTCATCAATCACAACCATGTCAAATGGCCATTCTTTTTTATATTGATCACATAACCATTTAGTATTTTCTTTATTGGTTACATAGATATCAGCCTCTGTGTTTAATGCATCATTTCTTTCTTTAGGTGTTCCTAAGATTAAAGACACTTTCAGATGATTTAAATGGTTCCACTTATCAACTTCATCAACCCATGTATCTTTAGCAACTTGTTTAGGTGCTATAACTAACATTTTTTTAGTGTCTAACAACTGCAATTCACTAAATGCTGTAAGTGTTGATACTGTTTTCCCTAGACCCATATCTAAAAACAGACCGTATTTCTCATTATCAATCACTTTATCTATTGCATACTTTTGATAGCTATGTGGTTTGAAATCAATCGCCAAATGTTCCACCTACCATTCTGATAAAAGTATTTACTTGTTCTTTATTCCATAACACATATACTTTATGATCTCTATTTTCAAATTGTCTATGCACATATTTTTGTAAAGGATGCAACTTTCCTTTTTCTTGCTTCATTTCTACAAAATATGTTTTTCCTTCTGGCATAATAATAATTCTATCTGGCACACCTCTTGTTCCAGGTGCAACCCATTTTAAACATAAACCGTTTAACTTTGTTATCTCTTTCACTAAATATTTTTCTAATGTCGATTCTTTCATTTATTCACCTTGTATACAAAATTTATATTTGTGTTCCGATGTTGCATCAATTCTTGCCAAACTTTTAAAAATAGCTGTTAGAGGGTTACCCCTATACCCCTTTACTCCCTAACACTACTTTTTAAACTTTATAGTGAATTTGATGCAACATTGGAAACAAACAGGGTTGAACCTTACAGCGAGAAGGGAAAGAGGTGTTGTATCATTTGTTGCATCAATGTTGCATCACCAAAAATGATACAACACCTACGATTACTTTTTACACCACCGTGTTGCATCACTCAAAAAATGATGCAACATTTGATACAACATCTAAAAATGTATATTTATTCAATATTCCTTATATTAAATCCTCTAAACTTTCATCTCTTACATACGCTATCTGTACACCATAATCTTTTCCAAATCGAATTTTCCCACTTTTATTGCCTTCATATACAGACCAATTGTCTAATTGTCTTAAGACGTTAGAAATCTTTCTAATTTCCATAGATCCTCTACTATCTCCCTTATCTTTACCAAAACATTCAACAAACACTTCAAGCGCACAGACCTTATCTCTTTCAATGTAATCTACATTTCCTGTTGGTAACATATCAACATCACCTTGATAAAATCGTCTTCTTTCAAAGATAGTTAAGTCTTCCCAATTGCTTGGGATTGGCGTGTTAAGATATTCATCAATAATACCTGTATATGGAGATTCTTCAGTATGTTTACTTTGGATTGAACGCATTTCTTCTTCTAGTTCAGGGTTAAGGAACAACTCTTCTCCTTGTTCATAATAGTATTTAGCTTCTGCCCAGATTTGGTCGATCTCTTCTTTGGTTAGTTTAGACCAGTTCACTTCAACTCTCTCTGGATTTACAGTCATTGGCCAAAAACGTCTTCCACCAGTTTCATCTCTTAAGAAATCAACTTTATTAGTTGTACCAATGAAAATACATTGCCTTGGAAAATCTTCAATATAATGTCCATAAGCAACACGAAACCGGTCAACTTGTTTAGATATAAAATGCTTAATAGCTTCAACTTCAGCTTTTCTTGTAGCTGCAAGTTCTGCCATTTCCATTAGCCAAACGCCTTGTAAGGCCTCATAAGCTTCTTTACCTGTAACAGAAACTAAACTGTCAGAAAACCATGCACCACCTAATTTTTTTAGCAAAGCAGATTTACCTACACCTTGAGGACCATAAAGTGTAAGCATATAGTCAAATTTACATCCAGGCTCCATTACTCGAGCGATTCCAGCAGTCAATGCTTTTTTGGTAGTTGTTCTATTCACTTCAGTATCTTCAACACCTAAGTATTTGATAAATAACTTTTCAAGACGTTTATGTCCATCCCACGATATTTTATTTAGATAATCCCTTACTGGATGATAAGCATTTTGCATTGCTACGCTTATAATGGCATCTTTTGTTTTGCCTGAATGGTGTATGTCATAAATCTTTTCGATATAACTTCTTAAACTGCTATCATCACCGTCTTGCCATTGACGTATTTTAAAATTATTATTCCATGGCATTTTCCCTAAGCATTCAATTTGTTTTGTAAATTCATTAAATGCTATTTTTCCTTTTAAATTTGGATCATTACGCAATATAATTTCTATATTTGGGATACTAGCTTTGAAAGTACCTTTCGAAGTAATTTCTAACGTCTCAGACCATGCATCATCGCTATTTACTATTTCATCGAAATCCTGCATTGCATCAGACATTTTGTCGTTAATTAATTGCTTTTTAACAACTTCATCATTTTGCGCTCTTTGCTGCATTGCTTTATAACTAGGTAGTCGATTAACCGGAGTATCTGTATTAGCGTCATCATCTTGAGCACCATATAAGTGTATGCGTACTAAATCAAAACTGTTCACAAGCATACCGCTTACGGGATCCGTATTATGATGAGAATAGGCAAACTTGTTATTTTCGTATAACACCAATCCACCTGCAGTTGAACCTTCATGATAGGTATAACGGTTAGTAGAATGTTTTTCGTATAAATCAGGAATAAAAGTTTCTATAGCTTCTTCTATCGTATAGGCTCTACAAAATGCACCAACAATTCCCGGCTTTTCTTCTGGGTCGCCCTGCTTATCTGCTAATCTTTTAGTCTTACTCTCTTCCCTTGAAGACGTTGGCCATTCTAATGTGTCAGTCCAATCAACATATTCATTTAATATTTTATCTGGGTCTAACAAAGGTAAATCTTCATAGGTAAAGAAAAATTCCGCATCGTTACTAGTTGAAGGCCAATACATTAACCTATGTGGTTGATAAGTTGTATCATCGAAGTAATCCATGCCAACGATATCTGCGACTTTACGCCCAATAGCTTCATACTCATCTGCATTTACATTTCGTTTTAAAGGAATCACTAAACGCAGTCTTGGACTTATCTCTCTATGCTTATGTGTTGAATATAAACAATATGCAAAATCATAAAACATAGATAATATGTCGGTCATATCTTGAGCAGCATAATCGATATCAAGTGTTAGCATTGAACGATTCATGACTTGACCAGCACGCCGTTTACCTTCTTTTAAATAACCGCCGACAAATCCGCCAACATCTTTTATATCTGCTTGTTCGGACTTAGACATTTTATTGTACTCAGTTAAATCTTCTTTAGTTCTAACTGTTTGTGCTAGCTTCTGCATAAAGTCAGACCAAGCCATATTGTGATTAGTCCAATGTGTGGATAGGCGACTAGCAGCATAAGAATATGAGACATCACGATCATATTTAATTGTTTCTATTTGAGTGACTTTGTCTAACATGTTCGGCTCCTTTCATTATTTTAGATAGAGCAGAGAAGCCAACGCCTCTCTTTAGCTTTTGAATCTTTTTCTAATTCGTTCAACTTCATTTTCATAATCTTCTAAACCTTCAACACCATTATTTTTTACTAACTGCTTGAAAAGATAAGCATTCATATACTCCAATGCTTCTATGGTTTTCATCTTATGAGAAATGCTACTTAACAAGATCAATAAAAATATAGATAAAACAATTGAAATGACAATCCACATATTTACAACACCTCCAGTGCTATTGCTAAACACATTAATATAATTAATTCAAAAATGATAATATCTATTACCATGAAACTTCAGCTCTGATTTTTTCAAAGTCACTCGGCGCCTCTACATCATCATTAGCCGTCATCATAATATATACTTGTTCAGTTACATACTTACCTAGCTCATACATTGCTAGTAAGAATAATAGTCTTAGTATTTGTTTAATCATTGTTTATCTACCTTCTTTGCTTCGTATAAGACCGGATATAAATTTAAAAAGTGTATTCTATATCCAATCGTCTTAACTTCTACTTTGTCGCCTACTTTTAACCTAGCTTGTATGTCTGCGCTATCAAATTTCTTTTTGAATAATAAGTCGGAGTTTTCAATGACTTGTTTGTTGTCTAATACAATATAGAACTTGTCTTCTTTATCTTGTCTCTTGTTATATTTATCTGTAATTGTCCCTTGATGTACTTCTTTGTTTTGGTAACTAGCCACTGTATAGATAGGCGATATGACAACAAGCATCAGTGCGATTACGCCGAATAATCGCAGTATTCCAGCAATAAAGATATCGAACCAATCCATATTTTTAAGTTTTTTAATCATCATTGTCATCTCCAGTATCAATTAAACTAGGCATCATTCTTAACATAGCCCTTAATTCATATTCATTCATATTAGCCATCGTAGGACTGTAAAATTCACTGTCTTTATCTTTAATTTCTTTAATAAAATCATCTTCAATCTTAGCCTTTTCTTCAGGTGCTTTATTTTTATATTTTTTGATTATTTCAGTGTACTTTTTCGGGAATTTCATTTTAGGTATGTTAATCATCGTTTGCCTCCTTAATAAATGTAAATGATTCAATCTCATCTCTTTTAACCCATACTTCATTGTTGAACACATCTTTGACCAGAAGAAAATCCTCAATCACTAGATTCATAACAAGATTAATATAATCGTCAGAAGCTAGATCTGTTGTTGTGTAATAAACTCTATCTGAAATAGTTTTAATTTTAACCTCCGTCATTTCCCACACTCCCTTATATTTTCAAATAGCTGACCCACTTTAATAACTGCATCTCTTTTAACTTGTGCCTCGTATTTGCGCTCAGCTTCTTCTTTACTCTCTGCCTCAACAACTGTAAACCTTTGATTGCTTTTAGCTTTAGTTATGTGTGTATGCTTGCGTCCTGTTGAATCTTTGAATGTTGTGACTAAGTATTGCGTCACTTCCCCAAAACCTCCTTGACTCGATCTAAGATGTCTTTACACGTATCCTTTTCCTGCGTCTGCTGTTCCATCTTGTCTTTCATGATTCCTTTTCATTTTCTTTTTGTATGCGTCAATGAGCTGGTCGATAGAATATAAGTTGAAAGCTATGTCTATCGCTATTACAATTGCCAATTGGTCAGGATAAAATTCTTTGAATATTATCTGTGGTGTGCTAACAACTGCGTCTTGAGCAAATTCTTTATCTTTAAAATTAAACATGTTGTGAAATTCACTATTTTTAAAACTTGATTCAATCGCTTCTTTTATCTCTTCTGATGACACTCCTACTTGATTCGCAATACTCAATCCAAACGCCAACATGTCCGCTAATTCATCTAACTGAACATCTAACGGCTTACCTGGTTTCTTCTTCCAGTTCTTAAACGTTTCCAATGTATTAAACCATTCAAAGAATTCAACTACATATGCAATTTTGCTATCTCCTAAGTTTAGCGTCGGTATTCTATCGTCGAACTCCTTTTGTATTTGTAATAACTCTTGTAACTGATCGATTGTTAATGTGTTATTCATTATCGTTGTCCTCCATTTGATCTAAAAATTCGTAGAACTCATTTGTTCCGTCTAGTTTGTCCATTCGGCACAATATAACACTTAAGTTGATTTCAGCTCTTCTATATATAGCTACTTCCTTGTTCGCTCTGCTCTCAATCTGTAGTTCGCTAAGTCTAAAACGGTAAAATTCGTATCTTCCAAACAATTCATTTTTAAGCGTGCGCCACATGTTCTCCAACTCTTTGTTGCGTTTTTCTAGTTTATCGATATTTTCAGAAAGTTTTTTGTTTTCTTCTCTATAGTAAAACGCCTTTGTTCTAAAATAATGTATTGCACTTTCTTCGCCAGTAATAGAGTTTACTCTCTCTACTCCATATTTTTTAAAGTAACTTAACAATTCCTCTCTAGTAGGTCGTGTCATTGTATCCCCTCCGGAATATTTAATAATCTTCTGGCATAACTATATGCGCCATCACTATTTAATCCGTTACCAAAGCATGTATACATGTATTCGTAATCCTTTTTTGTTAAATGTTTGCCAATATAAAGTTCGAAACCTGTTTGTAAAAAAACCTGTGTTCTTTCAGGAGACATATTTTCAATACAAGATCTGCTAACCCAATGAATAAATTTAACAACTAAATCTAATTTGTTAGCGCAATCTTTTAGTGAAAAGAAAATATTTGATTCGCTATCGAGGATAAGCTCTTTATTTTCATTGATAAAACTGAATTTAAAGCAATTCATCATTTCGAACACTTCATAAATCAGATTATCTATCTCATCAAATGCTTTTGCTTTTCTCTTAACTTCCGCTATATCCCCAATAAGCTCATCTCGTTGCTTCTTGTACTCTTCACGATCTTTTAATGCTTTGTGAAGTTTATCTAATAACTTGTTAAAGTTAGTACAAAGATTTTTATATTGTTCATCTGATAAGGTGAACGTCATCTCATAACCTCCAATAGCATCTCATTTTCAAAAATATTTCCAACAATTTCAATAATATCGTCATTTTCACTTAGTAATTCAGTTACATTGCTAAAAGTTATATAAAAGGCTCCTTCTTTAAACTCGATAAAACTTACTTCTCTCGAATAACAATCTTGAACAATATCCCCTTCATAAATCTCCACACCGTGCACATCTTTAAATCCTGTACTTTGCATAAGTTCTACATCTTTGAAATCTCTTGCGTGTATTAAAGCTTCTGCTTCCGCGTAGTTTTCATAGTGAACTTCATTCTCGATGAAGTCGAATCCTACAACATCGTGTATTCTTCCTGTATATTCGTCCCACACTCGATATTTAGGCATCATTCTACTACCTCCACTTTTTCTACTTCTATGCTTGCAGTTTTGAATGGGAGCTTTTTACGAGTCAGTTTTAATACCGTATTCGTGGCTTCTTCCTCATTCGTACTTTGCACAAAATAATGCTTTTTTAATTTATAATTACATTTAGACGCTAAGAACTTGATACAAAGACTTACTTTATAGGTTTGCATCATTCTACCAACTCCCCATCTTTCCAAATCAATGTCATCGTCATGTCATCGTTTAAGATATAGAATGCTTTAGTAGGAAAAATATTGTCGTCTTCAAAACGTTCGTTCAAACTGATACCTTTGTGTAATGCGGATTTATAGACTCCTTCTTGAATCTCATATACCTCTAACAACCTATCAAACTTAGTCTCTTCCGTTACTTCTTTTTCAATATCAACTATGAAGGGGATATCAATTGGAATAAAACTTGACGTCGAACACTTATTTGTATTTGGATGAAAACGAACGAATCCATCACTAAATCCTGTTGAAAAAAATATTTTTCCTTGTGATAGATCCGGATTTTCTCGCGCCCATTTAATTAATTCATCTAATCTCATTTCTTTTTTAACTTTGATTTTCATTGTTATATCTCCTCTTGAACAGTAAATTTATCGTTAATTGATACATATCCAGTCACATTACATAAGATGCTATCAACATGAAAAGTCACAAAACAGTTGCGCTCAACATCATTTGAATAGAATCTTTTATTACCTGATAACTTGGGGTTATCCCAAGCCCATTGGATAAGTTCAGGTAAATTCATTTCTTTTTCAATTTTGATTTTCATTGTTTCCGCCCTTTTAAAATAAAGTTAGTTGCTTCTGTTCCTCATATTCCAAATCACTTTGCTTTATATATGTTTCAAGCTCTTCCGCTGTATCAAATGTCTTTTTCACACCTTGCCAACCTGGCACGATATGACCGTGAAAGTAATAAGTGCCATTTACTACATGAGTATGTGCCACTCGTTCGTTATCCTGATACAGATATCTTTTAGAGCCGAAAAATTGGTTTAAGCGTTCTTTACGTGCGCTATCTGTCATGGTCGTCACTCCTTTTAACAATTAGGCAGTCCAAACGACATGCATTCGTAATATAGTTCTTCATTCCTTATGCTTGTCTTATAGTTCTCAATCACATTGCTAACTTCTTTATGACTCATTGCTTTAACTTGTTCGTCTGTATATTTTTCGCAGTCTTCTAATTCCAGTTGCTCCTGTAATGACATTACGTAATCAACTTGTTTTTGCGTTGCCATCGTTACCCCTCCCACAAGTCAAACACTCTATCGACGTAAAACTTCGCCTTTGCTAAATCCTCATGACCATTCTTTAACGGTGCTCTAGACAAGTATTTGATTGCATTACCTATTGCGAATGCTAATTGTGGTGGATACTGTGCCGTAACTTGTTCGATGAAATCTATAATTTCAATGTCGCCGTATGTGTAATGCGCAGGTTGTTTAACATTGTCTTGTGTTTCATTCATATCTACTTTTCTGTTACTGATTATGCTCATTATGCTTCACTCCATTTCTTGAACATTTGGTTATAAGTGACATCGAACCAGTACGGATCACGTGAATGTTTTTGAGGCGTTCCATCATAAAGCCATGGTCTCAATCTTCTCTTTCTTTCTTCTTCATATTCCGCTCTCACATTTCGTTGGTATAGGTTCAAAATCGCTTTTTTTCTGATTTTTTCTCTCTCTTTTTCTTCATCTTTTATTTGACTCTTCATATATTCAACTTCATCTTTAGATTTTGAGTCTTTTCTTCCACACAATAATTCATCGCCGCGCATTTTATGTTTGTATCTGTATCTAAGAAGTTCTGGAGATATATGATATTTTTCTGAAACTTCTCTCAATGTCATTAGTTTTCCTTTGATACGCACTCTTATAACTTTTCTTCTAGCCATCATTCCACCTCTAAATCTAAAACCTTGATATTTATAACGTTATATTTTAATAGTTCACCTGGATTATTAAATAAATAGTCCGCCAAATTCTCTTTTTCTTTATCAATCTGATTGTAATTAACACTTTCGACTTCTGTAGGAATTCTAATGTCAACAGAAGCATTGATATAAGCTTGATGTTGCATTCAATCACACTCCTAATCCTTCATATAAAACGGAGAAGTAAATCCGTCACTATTCAAATTCAATCCTTTTGCCCAATCGACAGGCTTATTCATGATAGTTTCGATTTCCTTAAGTCCATTTGAACCTCTAGGTATTTCTACAATTACTTCATCATGGACATGTCCAACTATTTTAAAACCTGATGCTTCAAGCCTAGCTATAGAAATCGCAAGTAAATCCCTTGCAGTTGCTTGAACAATATTCTCGACTAACTTCCCACCATACGTTTTTAACTTTGACCATTTACGGTTAAGATCTAAGCCTATAAATTCAACAACTTGACTACCCCAACTATTTTCACCAACTGAAGCTTTTGGATAAGCTAAAGCTCTTCCACTAGGCAGTTCAATCATTAGAAAACCTTTTTTCATATAAAATCTAAGTCCATGCGTATGATGCGTCTTTCGGGATTTCACAGTATTAATTGCAGCCTCTTGGCAAGCCTTCCAAAAATTAACTATGTTAGGATTTGCGTTACGCCAACTATCAACTAAACCTTGTAATTCATTTTCTTCAATGCCCATTTCCAATGCACCCATCGCTTTTAAAGCTCCAGCGCCACCTTGATAACCTAAAGCTAATTCGGACACTTTTCCCTTTTGTCTGAGAGGGTCGCCTTTAGTTATGCTTTCTACCGGGACATTAAACATTTGAGAAGCCGATGCTTCATATATCTTTCCGTGTGTGTTGAACACATCTAAACGCCATTGTTCTTTTGCATACCATGCTATGACTCTTGCCTCTATTGCAGAAAAATCACTTACTGCTAGTTCATTACCTTCTTCAGCAGTAAATGTCGTCCTAACTAATTGACTTAATAAGTCTTGAGGATGAACATTGAGTAATAAATCTAAATCGTCAAAACGTTGTTCTTTAATAAGATCTCTTGCTATTTCTAATTCAGTATCTGAAATATAATGCTTTGTTAAATTCTGAAGTTGTACACCTCTACCTGCCCATCTTCCAGTACCGGCACCGTAAAATTGAAACAGACCTCTTACCCGTTCATCACTGCACATCATGTCATGCATTTTGTTGTATTTTTTCACACTGGTTTTAGACATTTGCAATCTAATTTCTAGCATTTTTTTAGCTTTTCCTGTTGCTTCTTTTAAGTACTCCTGAACCGTTTTCTTTTGTAAATTAGGTATATCTAATCCTTGGTCATCCTTTAACCAAGCCAATAATTGTGTAGGACTATTAGGATTTTCTAAACCTGTTATATGTTTAGCTTGATTAAGCAATTCTTCTTTACTCTGCTTATCGAGCACATTAGCTCCTAACATCAATGATTTAGAAAGCTTAATACCTCTGTCGTTTATATGTTGGTCAAAAACCCAATATGCTTGTTCAATTGCAGTTACTGGAAAGTCTTTAATTTTATGAGCAATCGTCATTTCTACTTCTACATCTCGAATACAGTAATCTATAAATTGTTGCCATTTTTCAAGATCATGTTCAGGCAAGTTTCTTGTTCTTCCTCCATTAACTTTTGTTGGTTTACAAGGTATAGAGAAATAACGAATTAAATTTTTACCTGCTTTATCTTTTTGGTTTTGTAGTCTTAAAACTTCTCCAACTTTATCAAGCGAAGCAGGTAAGCCAATACGCATTGAATTAACCATTGTGCAAATCCATTCTTCAGGTGGCATCTGTTTATTAAAATGTTTAGCAAGACAAGTTCTTTCGAAATTAGCATTGAATGCATACTTTTTTACAGCAGGATCAAAAAGAGCAATTTTAAACGTCTCAAAATCAGCGTGGAAAGGCTCATTATCTACTTTAGTCATGTCAATCGCACTAATCGCTCCACCATCTATTGAATAAGCTATAATTAAAATTTCGAAATCTTCAGCTTCTGTGTATTTATAGGCACCACATTTCGAAATATCATTACTGCTATATGTTTCAATATCTATATTCATAAATCTCAAATTCTTGACACCTCAATTTCTTTAAAATTAAAGTGGGGCTAAAACCCCACCTATTGACTTATAAGAAATCCTCATCATCAGTGTCTAATTCATCGAAATCATCTTCTGCTGCACTTGCACCGCCAAGAGGTTCGCCTTTTTCTACAAGTTGAATGTTGTTCAATCCAACTGCGATACCCTTATTACCATTTGTGTTGAAAGGAAATAGATTAATTGAAGCTCTAATATAATCACCACTTACAACAGTTCCAGAATCCGTTAATCTAATTTTGTTTTGGTCAATAATACCAGGTGCTTGTTTGCTTGATGCGTTAATAAAATAAGCGTCTTGATAATTGACATCATCTTCTCTTTCAGTATCTCCATCACGTAATGGAAGTTTCAGATTTGCAGGAACTTTGCCTCCAAACTTACTAACTTTTCCTTCTTCTTTAGCAGCTTCTATAGCTTGTTCAATGGCTTTTATCGTACTTGTATCTGATTTAGGAATGATTAAACTGATTGAATACTTTGATTCTTGCCCTTCTTGCATACTGTGAGGTTCAAAAATATGTGCATATGATGCTCTTACTTTTCCTGTAATCACTTTAGTTTTATTTAATACTTTTGCTTTCATGTTTATATACCGTCCTTTTAAATTTTTATAGTTTGTCAAAATCATCTTCAGCAGATTGCTTTATAGCTGGTCGTTTATC